ATGACGATGCAGGCGGCAGCATACGGACGCATCGGCCAGGAGCCTCGATCCATCACGACCCGATCGGGGAAGCCCATGGCGGTCGCATCGATCGCCGTCTCGGTCGACGATGCTGACGCGCCGCCTCTCTGGCTTGGCATAGTCGCCTTCGGCAATGTTGCCGACGATCTCCTTGGTCAGAACAAAGGAGATCTGATCAGTGTATCGGGCCGCATTCAGCGCAACACGTGGGTGACGCCGGCCGGGGAGAAGCGAGAGCAACTGCAGATCGTTGCGGACTCCATCATGTCGAGCCGCACGGTTCGGCCCCGGGGAGGTGGCAAGCGGTCGGATGGCAAGAACCCGCCGGATCATCAGAACCGGGCCACGTCGGATGAGCGTGACCTGAACGACCCATTGCCATTCTGAGGCCGGCCATTGAACATCAGCCCTTCCGGCCTCGCAAAAGCACTTGGCGGCGAAGTTCGTGGCAACCAGGTCCTTGCGCCCGGTCCCGGTCATTCCCCGGCCGACCGCTCGTTGTCGATCTTGGTTGATGACCGCGCGCCGGGCGGCTTCATTGTGAATGCCTTCTCCCCACGCGATGATGCGATCGAGTGTCGCGATTACGTGAGAGAGAAGGCCGGCCTTCCCGATTGGGAGCCGCAGAGGGCGAACGGCAATACCCATTCCGGCTACGACTTCACGCCCCAACCTGCCACGCAAGAGCCATTTCGTCTCATTGAGAGCTACATCTACCACGACGCAGACGGTACGCCGCTGCGAAAGGTCGACCGGAAGGAGCGACCAAATCCGAGGAAGAGGAACGGGAAGGGCAAGGACAAGTCCTTCCCGCAGTCACATTGGGACGGGCAGCATTGGGTTTCGGGAGCAACGGGCGTGAAGCACGTGCCGTATCGCCTTCCCGATCTTCTGCGCATGCGGGCAGAAGTCGCCCACGATGTGATCCACCTCACCGAAGGCGAGCGTCATGCCGACCGCCTGATTGAGCTTGGCATTATTGCGACCTGCTGCGATGGCGGGGCGGCCAAGTGGTATCCGGAACTCAACCAATACTTCGAAGGCGCGACGGTTATTATCCACGAGGATAATGACGCCTCCGGCCGGGGGCATGTCCGGAAGGTTGGAGAAAGCCTGCTCGGCACGGCAGAAGAACTCCGGGTCTTGACGTTCCGCGATCTAGCCGAAGGCGCAGACATCCTTGACGTTCTTCAAGGTGCCGAAGGCGATCTGAACCGCCTCGGCGAGCGGGTAGAGAAGCATTGCCGGCCATGGTCACCCGACGATGGGAAGCAGGAAGACGCCCCAAAGGGCTTCAAGGCGACGCCGTACAGTTGGATCGACCCGCGCACGATTACTCCTCGGCAGTGGGTGTACGGCCATCACCTGATCCGCAAGTTCCTTTCGGTTACCGTGTCGCCGGGAGGCGTAGGCAAGACGTCCAAGGCGATCGGCGATGCCTTGGCGATGGTGTCGGGCAAGCCTCTACTCGGTCAGTGGGTGGGTTCTCCCGTTCGGGTCTGGCTCTGGAACCTCGAGGACCCTCGCGATGAGTTGGAACGACGTATTCAGGCCGCGGCCATGCAATACGGCCTCGCGCCGGCGGACATCGGCGACCGGCTCTTTATCGACACCGGGCGCGAACAAGCACTCTGCACGGCCGAAACGACCAGTAAGGGTGCCCGTGTCCTCCGTCCGACGATCGAAAATCTCGTGACCGAGATCAAGGGCAACAAGATTGATGTCCTGATCGTCGATCCCTTCGTGTCATCGCATCAGGTTGCCGAAAACGACAATCCAGCTATCGACATGGTCGCCAAGGAGTGGGGCAAGATCGCAGACCGCACCAACTGCGCGATCGAACTTATCCACCATACGCGAAAACTGTCGGGTGACGAGGTGACCTCGGAATCGTCACGCGGCGCCGTCGCGCTCATCAGTGCGGCTCGCGACGTGCAGGCGATTAATCGGATGACGAAAGAGGAAGGAGAGAAAGCCGGGGTCGACAACCACCGGGCATATTTCCGCGTCTATTCGGACAAAGCGAACCTAGCGCCGCCGGCCGACAAGTCCGACTGGTACAAGCTGGAAAGCGTAGAACTCGGTAACGGCGACCATGTCGGCGTCGTCGTGCCGTGGACGTGGCCGGACCCGTTTTCAGACATCACAGTTGCCGATCTGAAGGCCGTCCAGAGGGCGATCGACGGCAAGAAGCTGCGCGAAAACAGCCAGGCCAAAGACTGGGCCGGGCTCGCTATTGCCGAGGTCCTTGGCCTCGATCCGACCGAGAAGACAAACCGTCACAAGATCTCGAGCTGCATCAAAACATGGGTGGCCAGCGGGGCGCTGCGCAGAGGCGAAATCGAGGATGAGAAGGGGAAGAAGAGGCCAATTCTGGAGGTCGGAGAATGGGCATGAAGCAGGGTTCCGCACCTCGAAAACCACAGGTGCGGAAAGGTGCGGAAGGTGGAGAAGCCAATTACCGCCCCACCACCCCCTCCTCCTTTAGGAGGTGGGGTGTGCGGGTGGGGTTCCGCACCTCGAAAACCACAGGTGCGGAAGATCGAAAGGAAGGAACGGCAAATGGCTGAACTCTGTGAGGTCATCATGCTTCGCGAAATCGTCGTCGAGCGCGCCAGGCGTCCTTACGGCTGGTTTCTTGTAGCGATGCGAGATGAGGATTCTCCGGACGGGGAGTACGTCTCGGCATGGGAATGTGCCGAACTGGCATTTGCTGAGGCCGCGGCGCTTAAGCGCGACTATGCGCCAGCCATCATCCGCGATCGTACGGGAGGCGCGGGGTTATGACGGCCACCCGGGATCAGGACGGCAACTGGATTGTGATTTCTCACGGCAGCGTCCTCGCCGGCCCGTTCGCCACGAGCAGTGAGGCATGGCGCTGGATCGATCGGCATTCCGGTGAGGTCACCAGCAAGAGCGAGGACACGGCTGAATGGTCCTGGAACAAGAGGGTTCACGGCGAATGACGAACGAAACCGAAACCTCCGATCCGATCGCCGATGAATTTCCCGATCCCGGCGAAGTCCCGGTGCTCGACTGGATCGACAAGGGCCTGATCGATGCCGATCCGCTCTATCAGCGGCCGTGTGATCCTGTTCGTGTCGACAACATCGCGCGGAATTTCACCTGGCGGTCCTTCGGCGCGCTTGTCGTGGTTCCGGTTGCCGACGGCCGCTACCACGCCACGGACGGCCAGCATCGTCTGGAGGGGGCAAAGAAGCACCCGAAGGTGACGCATGTCCCCTGTGTCATCGTGGAGGCCGAGGATATCAAATCGGAAGCCTCGATCTTTGTGGAGATCAATGGCAGCAGGAAGAATGTTTCGCCGTTGGAACTGTTTTTTGCCCGGCTCGCCACCGGCGATGAAGACGCGGAGACGGTGCGGCAGGTGTGCGAGCGCGCTGGCGTCCGAATCCCGAAATATCCCTCTCACGGCTTCCGGCCCGGCGACAGCATCGCCATCGGCGCCATCCAAGCGCTCGTCGGTCGCCGCGGCGCTATGAGGGCTCGGGAATTCCTGGAACCGCTTGTCAAGGCCCGGCTCTGCCCGATCACCTCGAATCACATCAAGGCCGTCGAGCATCTCCAGACCAACGCCGAGTTCGCAGGGTCGATCAACCTCGACGATCTGACGGCGACGATCCTGTCCATGGGGGGCGCCGACGAGGTCGATGCCAAGCGGTTCGCGGCGACCCATAACTGTCCGGTGTGGATGGGCTTGGCGTCGGCATGGTTCCAAAAGACGAAGAAGCGGAGGAAGGCCGCTTGAGCGATTCCGTCGTCGAAGAGCTTTTGGCGAAGATCAAGGATCTGGAGGAGGAGGTCCGTCGGCTGCGGTCGGAGCTTATATCAGAGAAGGTGCATGTGCCGGTCGAGTGGCGATTAGCACCTCAGGAGGAGACGATCTATCGCCTCCTTGCCTCACGAGATTTCGTCTCAAACGAACTTTTCAAGTTCGCTCTCTACCCGGACATCAACAAGGAAATTCAAGATGCGGAGGGCCTGATTAAAGGTCGTATCTATTGGCTACGCCGGAAACTGAAGCCTTACGGCATGAGGATCATCAACACCCGGCACATTGGCTGGTCGCTCAAGAGGACTCCGGCCGAATGAACCATGCCCTCGTCGAAGAGCTGCAGGCAAAGATCGAAATTCTGGAAGAGGAGATCATCCAGCTCAGGGAGCATCTTGCCGTGGACATGATGGTGCGGCCTGAATGGGGCCTGATCCATCAGGAGATAATCGTTTTTCGGCTGTTGGCCACACGTGAGCTGCTTACGCGGGATAGCCTGCGATATGCGCTGTGGGCGGAGCGTGACGAGCCCAAGAATCTGATATTTCTCATCGCGAAGGTCATTGCGGGGCTACGCCGGAAGCTGAAGCCCTACGGGTTCAAGATCAAGGTCTTCCATAGCATCGGCTGGACCCTCGTCACGCCGGAGGATCGTCGATGACGATCGCCGAGCGCAAGGCCCGTGAAGCCTACGACCTCACGAATCCGTGGCGGCCGATGTGTGAGGCCAAGCCCGACGGTACGGTTTGCGAACTCATGTTTGCCGATCTCGTCGGAAACTACGAGGCGGATGTGTTCCGGTACTTCCTCGATCATGACGGCAATTGGGTCCGGATCGATCCACCGGGCAGGATCTATTCCGCACCCATGAATTGGCGTCCGGCATTCGCCAAGCTGACGCCCGAGCGCAGGCACTATCTCAGGAAGCAAGCAGACCAGACATGAGCAAAAGCACCAAATCGCGGAAGCCAGAAAAGCCGAAGATATCGAAGGACGAGAAGGAACAGGTGCGCGCTCGCCGCGCAGCAGGTCATCACGAGGCGCTCCAGTTCGACGAATATGGCCGCCAGCGGCTGATCCACGGCACGGCGGAATCGGTGCGCAAATACGACTTGAGTAAGACTGGCATCGTGCGCGTGCGGAATGTCGATCCGCTGAAGGGGATTTCGAGCCTGACGCACAAGCAGCGCGAGGCGGGCGAACGGTACCGGGCAGATTTCGAGCTTGCCGCACGCGAAGGACTGAAGGGGGCTTCGACGGATGTCCGCGTGGATGGTGGCAGCATCGTCCAGACGGTTTCTGCCAGGCTGATCGACAATCACGCCGAGTTGGCAATCGCGCGTGATGCGCTCGTCTATCCCGAGATCGTGTCCGTCCTCAACGCGGTGTGCGGCCTCGGGATGTCCATCAAGGAGCTGGCCACGCGGGAGCATGTCGTTCGCGATATTCCAGTGCAGCTTCTCCGAATGGGCTTGGAGCGCTTGGTTGTCCACTACCGCTCGCGCCCGGCAACACGACATGGTTGAAAGGTGACGGCAGCTATGATAGTGATTTGCCCACGGTGCAGAACTGCGCCGTTCCCGATATTCCTGTTTTGTTCTCATCTGCGATTTGGTAGCTTGATAGGCTACCAGATTCGGAGTCTTTGACGATGGGAACAAAGAAAACCGAGCCGTTCTGCATCAGGAGCGCTGAAGGCATTCAACGCTTGGAAGACGGCCTTCTGCTTTATGGTGGAGCTGCTCCGGAATTGCCGCTCCGCGTTGAGGGAATAGCGGATTTCGTCTCGACCACGCTCTTCGGGATGAAATATTCGGATGTCTATCGCGATGAGTTCGAAGATTCTTCCGATCGGTTCGACTACCAGGAAGATTTCGCGACTTACCTGATGGACGACGAGGCGGCCTGCGAGCATCTGAAAAAGTACGGTCTGGATTTCACCGACGCCGCCGGCCGTCCCTTGCGGTGCACACGGTTCCTGAAACTTCAGGCTGAGGCCGCGGCAAAGGGATTTGACGGTCATATGCCGGACCGGAATGCAATCTCGCTTGGAAAGATCCAGTCGTCGCTTGAGGCGGAAGCGGCGGCATTCAGGGCGAGAAAAGCCGCACGCTAACGAATTCATCCCATTCGCCGATCTGCCGCCCCCCTCATATCCTTAAGCCGAAGCGGACGTAGGCTTGCATAGCGTTCCATGCGCGGCTCGGGGCGGGCCCTCACCGGGGTTAAAGTTGGGCCAATGGAACGCGAGCCGCACCTGAACGGGAATCATGGGCAAGCACGATCAGCCGTACCCGTTCACGCTGAACGAGTTGATGCTGGCTGCGATCCGGGCCGACGCGACCAGGCGGGAACTGAACCGGAGCGCGATCACTCTCGCCGGGCCGCAGAAGGCGAAGCCGAAACGGCTATTCCGCGGTCAGGAGCGGGAGCAACTGATCACAGGTATGATGGTGCACCTGCGGCGGTGGCGGAAGTCGAAGTTCGAATTCGAAGGCTACACCCGCGCCGGTCTCCGCAGCGCGCTTTGCCTGAAGGGTTACGCCTGGCATCTCTCGGATAACGAGGCGGACGAGATCGTCCGGGAAGGCCTTCATCGCATCGGTGCAGTAAGGCCTCACGAGGAAGAGGAAGAGGCGGTCAGCGAGGAATAGAGTTCAGCAGAGCCGGCACACCCCAATTTGGTGCGCTCGGCAGGGCTTGAACCTGCAACCGCCAGATTCGAAGTCTGGTGCTCTATCCAGTTGAGCTACGAGCGCTGGCTATTGCGCGCAGAATGTTGGGTCCGGCGAAACCGCTTTGTTCCAGACTGTCTGGTTGGTCGTCCATTTCAGTCTGGAGAAATCGGCGTTCACGGTTCCGGTGATATGCCAACTGTCGGCCGTAACAGTGCGGGTCGCGGTGTCATAGCTGCCCGTGGTCTCGTTATCGCATTCATTCCAGATCTTGAGGGACTTCTTGTCAGGATCGGCCTTGATACATGCATATTTGCCTGGGTTCGGATTGGGACACTGGCAAACTTCGACGCATTGCCAGACACCGGTCACTCGATCGATGTCCTGCGAATCCGCGTAGGAATAGCTTGCCGTGCATGTCACGGCCAATGCTGCCAGCAAAAGACGCATTTCTCCCTCCCTTGACGAAGGCAGGAAAGCACCATCGTCAATGCCGAGCAAGCCTCCAGTGCACCGGCCTGCCGGTATAGGCGACAGGCGGCAGCAGCGCCGCGCTTACGACCATCAGCGGGACAAGCAGGAGTGGCGCGGCTGGTACAAGACAGCACGGTGGCAGGCCAGACGTGAGGCGCAGCTTAGGGCCTACCCATTATGCGCCCTATGCGAGAAGGCAGGCACACTCACCCCGGCCAACGTCGCCGACCACGTCGATCGACATAATGGCGATTACGACCGCTTCTGGTACGGCAAGATGCAGTCGCTCTGCGCGCCCTGCCATTCAAGCGAGAAGCAGCGGCAGGAGAATGAACATGGCACGCAGCGCAGGTGAGATCACAATCGATGGCAGCGACATCCTCCGGAATATCCGGATCAACATCCGGTGGCCCCGTGCGCTCGGGCTGCGCATGTGGGTGGCCTCGCGCCTGTTTCAGCTTGGCGGATGGGTAAGCGGAACGAACGTGGTGGTCGAGATCGAGGCCGACATGACCGATGCTCGAAAGGCCAACACGCTCGACGAGGCGTCCTGCAATCCGGACGGCACCTACAACGGCGCTCGCGCGCTATCATGGCTCTCCGACGTGCTGACCGGCGGCAAGGGCATGAGCGAGGGCGAGGTTCGCGAGATGTTCGCAGATGCGAAGGCGAAGAGGGAAATCGTTGCGCCGCGATGAGCTCATATTGCGCTGCGGGATGGCCCCCTCGAAAGTTCGGCAGGCTGGGTGCCTAGACCGGTCCGGGCCAAAACTTCCACGCCGTCAAAATGGAGGCATTTTTGCATGGCCGGCCGAAAGCGCACGCCTGACCGCCTCAAAATAGTCGCCGGGACCGATCGTCCGGACCGCATGAACCCGACTGCACCAAAGCCGGCGACGGACTTGCCAGAGGCGCCGGAATGGCTCTCGACACGCGGCGCCGAGATATTCGAACAGCTCGTGACAATCATCGGTCCGATGGGAATTGGCTCAGCGACGGATACTGCAATGCTGGCGTTGGCGGCTTCACGATTGGAGGAGGTCGAGATCTGCACGGCCATGATCGAGGACGGCGGTCGGACCTTCGTGAGCAACATGACCTATGACGACGAGGGCCGGATCGTCAGCCAGCAGATCAAAGGTCACCCGGCCGTTGCGCAGCGGAGCGAGGCAATGCGGCATGCGCAGTCCCTGCTATCCGAATTCGGTCTGTCTCCGGCGGCGCGCTCCAAGGTCTCGGTGACCCCGCTCGATGACAAAAACCCGTTCGCTGCGCTCGCCGGCTGAGTTTCCGCATGTCGAGTCCGGCAATCATTACGCTCAGGATGTTGTCAGCGGTAAGATACCAGCCTGCAAATGGGTGATCCTGGCTTGCAAGCGGCATCTCGACGATCTGGCGGCTTCGAAGAAGGCAGAATACCCATATCGGTTTGATGCGAAGACGGCAGAGAAGTGGTGCAGGTTCCTTGAACTGCTGCCGCACACGAAAGGCGAATGGGCGCGCCGCGGCGAGAAGCTGAAGCTTGAGCCGTGGCAGTCCTTCAAGACGATCTGCCTGTTCGGCTGGCTCCGGAAGCAGGATGGGCTTCGGCGATTCCGCAAGGCACTGATCCTAGAGCCGAGAAAGAACGCGAAATCGACATGGGCGGCCGGCATCGGCCTCGGCATGATGTCGATCGATGGCGATCATGGGGCGGAGGTCTATTCGGGCGCTACGACAGAGAAACAGGCATGGGAGGTTTTCAAGCCGGCTCGGCTTATGGCGATGAAGACGCCGACCTTCGTGCAGCACTTCGGGGTGACGGTCGGCGCGAAGAATATTCATCGTCTGGCGGATGGGTCGAAGTTCGAGCCGTTGATCGGCGATCCGGGCGACGGTGCTTCTCCGTCATGCGCCATTGTCGACGAGTATCACGAGCATACGAGTGACCGGATGGTCGACACGATGGAAACGGGCATGGGCGCCCGTGAGCAGCCGCTGTTGCTCATCATCACGACGGCCGGGGACAATCTGTCCGGGCCGTGCTTCGCCGCGGTGCAGGACGCCGAAAAGGTGCTCGAAGGGGTCGTCCAGAATGATGAGCTTTTCGTTCTGATCTATACCGTCGACAAGGATGACGACTGGTCGAGCGACCTCGCTCTGAGGAAGGCGAACCCGAACTATGACGTCAGCGTCAAAGGCGAGTTCCTGCAGGCGCGCCAACGGGACGCGAAACAGAACGCCCGCAAGATCGGCGTATTCAAGACCAAGCACCTGAATATGTGGGTGCAGGCGCGCAATGCCTATTTCGATGTGCAGAAATGGCAGGCCGCAGCCAACCCGGACCTTCGTCTGGAGGATTTCATCGGTCGGCGCTGCATCATGGCGCTGGACCTGGCTTCAACCGTCGACGTTGCGGCGATGGAGCTGACGTTCGAGCACGAGGGCGGTTACGCTCGGTTCGGACGGTACTACTTGCCCGAGGCGACGATCGAGTTGCCGGAGAACCAGCACTATCGCGGTTGGCGCGACGCTCCGGAGCAGTGGATCACGCAGACCGACGGCGACATGATCGACTACGTCACCATTCGTGACGACATTCTCGGCCTTCGGGATCAGGGCTTCTTGATCGATGAAGTCGCCTTTGATCCGCACCAGGCTCACATGATGATGGCCGAGCTGCGGGACGAGGGTTTCCAGACGATTGAGGTCCGGCCGCTGGTGCTGAACTTTTCGCCGGCAATGAAGCAGATGGACGGTCTGATCCGGTCGATGAAGATTGCCCACAACGGCGACCCAGTATTTACGTGGATGCTGTCGAACGTGGTGGCGAAAGCTGACGCCAAGGATAACGTCTATCCCCGCAAGGATCGTGAGCAGAACAAGATCGATGGCCCAGTGGCGCACATGATGGCGCTGGCCCGATGGATGACCGGCGAGGTTGAAGGTCCTTCCGTCTACGAGACACGGGGCATTCTGGAGATAGAAGTTTGAGCACGGAACGGAACCGCAGACGAGTCGAAGATATTGCCGGCGTTCTTGGCGCCGCCTTTATCGTCGCCGGCGCCGGTATGATCTACCTGCCGGCCGGCCTGATCGTCTTTGGCGTCATGCTGTTTTCCGGTGCGATCCTGACGGCGAGGCGATCGTGAGCCTTTTCGCAAATATGTTCGGGCCGCTATATCAGCCGGCCGGTACGCTTTCTTCGCCCGGCGGGTGGCTGATGCGAGCCATCGGGGGCGGCAAGACGAGCGCCGGCGTGCCGGTGTCTGAATATACGGCCATGCGACTGCCGGTCGTTTATGCCTGCGTGAACCGTATCAGCAACCCGATCGCATGGTTCCCACTCAAGATGTACCGGGCAAAGCCCGGCGGTGGAAAGGAAGTTGTGACGCCTGGGCAACATCCATTTGCGGCGCGAATCGGGGTGCGGCCCAACGATCTGATGTCGTCGCGCACTGTGCGCAAGACGGCCCAGGCCCATGCGCTTCTGTGGGGCAATGGGTATATTGAGATTGAGCGCAATGGTCGCGGCCAGGGCGTGGGTCTCTATCCGCTGCAGCCCGACCGCACGCGGCCCGTGAAAGAGGACGGGGAATTCTTCTTCCGCTCGACGATCGACGGTCGCAATGTCCGTTTCGATCCGAACGATGTGATCCACATCATGGATCAGTCGCAGGATGGTTATTGGGGCATCTCGCAAATCGCCATGGCGCGCGAAGCCGTGTCCATGGGGCTCGCCATGGAGATGTTCGGTGCGAAGTTCTTCGCCAACGACGCCAAGTCGGGAGGTTTCCTCCTTCACCCCGGCAAGTTGAGCCCGACTGCGAAACAAAACATCACCGGTAAGGATGGGGAGACAAAACGGAATCCGGACAATCCGGCCGCCGCCCTTGATGTGCAGGGCGGCCTTGACAATGCGCATCGGGTGAAGGTGCTCGAAGAGGGCATGAAGTTCGTCACGACGACGATCCCTCCCGAAGATGCGCAGTTCCTCGGCAGTCGTGAATTCCAGATCGCCGAGATCGCCCGGATTTTCGATGTGCCGCTCGTTTTGCTTCAGAGCCATGAGAAGACCACTTCGTGGGGCTCTGGCATTGAACAGCTGATGATCGGCTTCATTCGGCAAACGGTCGGCCCGTGGGTTGATGCATGGGAGCAGGAGCTGAACTGGAAACTCTTCACTGAGGAAGAGAAGGCGCAGGGCTACTACGTCAAATTCAACATGAATGCGCTGCTGCGTGGCGACATGGCCTCTCGCGCCGACTTCTATCAGAAGGTCTTCGCCGTTGGCGGCTTCTCACCGAACAAGATCCTCGAACTGGAAGACGAGGATGGCATTGGCGACATCGGCGACCATCATTTCGTGCCGGCAAACTTCGTCACTCTCGATAAAGCCACCGATCCGGAGTACCAGCCGGCGAGCGGTCCTCAGAACGACAATCCGCCGGCTCCGAAGCGCATGGCGCCGATCCAACCGGCAGAGGAAGCTGCATGAAATACGCCCATATCCTGCTAGCGGTCGCCTCGGAAATCTGGGCGATCGATCCGAACAAGATGGATCAGATCGTCGCGTTCCTGGCCCTGCAAGCGTCCGGCGAGAAGTTCACTGGCGAGGAGGTCGAGGCTCGTATCACGCGCCAGACGGAGACGAGCGTTCAGCGTCAGGAGGGCGTGGTGTCGATCCTGCCGCTCCGTGGCATCATCGCAAATCGGATGAATATGATGTCCGATATTTCCGGAGGAGCCAGTTCAGAGAAGTTCGGCAAGATGTTCGACGCCGCCGTTTCGGATAGCGGGGTCAAGGCCATTGTCCTCGATGTGGAAAGCCCTGGCGGTGTCGTCTTCGGGGCCGACGAGTTGTCGAGCAAAATATTCGCGGCACGCGGCACCAAGCCGATCATCGCCCATGTGAACGGGTATGCGGCTAGCGCCGCCTACTGGATCGCTTCAGCTGCAGATGAAATGGTGGTCACGCCATCCGGAGAGGTTGGCTCTATCGGCGTCGTCGGCGTCCATGACGACATCAGCGCAGCGCTGGAAAAGCTCGGCGTCAAGAAGACCGTCCAGTCGGCAGGCAAGTTCAAGACCGAGGGTAGCCAGTTCGGACCGCTCAGTGAGGAAGCGCTTGCCCATCGGCAGGCGCAGATTGACGCTTACTACGACAAGTTCGTCCGCGCCGTGGCTCGCAACCGCAATGTTTCGTTGACTGCGGTGAAGGACGGCTTCGGGCAGGGCCGTATGGTCATGGCCGATGCTGCCGTGGCCGAAGGCATGGCCGACAAGATTGCCACGCTGGACGAAACCATCGATCGGTTTGCCTCTCCGCAGGCGCCGCGGAAGAAGTTTGCCACGCAACGCGAGAAGCGGGCGCTCAGCCTTTAACCCATCCCGTCATCGACGGTTGTGAATCGCGCTCCCGGGGCCGGCCGGGGCGATGCGAAGTCCTGTCCGGCGTTCAGCACTGAAAGGATAATCCATGCTGAAGCAACTCCGAGAGAAGCGCGCGAAGCTCGTCGCCGAGATGCGCGGAATTATTAAAGCCGCCGAAAATGAGGATCGTGACCTCACGGCGGAAGAGCAGACGGCTTTCGATACCGCTCAGGCATCGAAAGCCGATCTCGACAAGCGCATCGACCGCCTGGAGGGATTGGAAGCGTCCGAGGCCGCACTTGAGGAAGTTGTTCCGGCGGCTTCGCGTCGTGCGTCAATCCAGCGTCCCGGCGGCGACCCCGCTGCCCGTGAGTTCGAGAATATGGGCGAATTCCTGAACGCTGTCCGTTTTCACCCGAACGATCAGCGTCTGGAATTTGTTGAAGGCGTTGGCGCTGAGGCGGATGAGAATGGCCCGCGCGCCGAAATGCGCATGGACAATGACCGCCAGGGCGGGTTCATGGTCCCGACGCAGTTCCGGTCGACCATCATGAGCGTGTCGCCGCAGGATGCCCTGGTTCGTCCCCGCGCGAACGTCATCCCGGCAGGCTCGTCGCCGGATGCGGGCATCACTATGCCAGCACTCGACCAGAGCGGCTCCAATCCGGGCAACGTCTTCGGCGGCATGACTTTCTCGTGGATCGAGGAGGGTGGCGATAAGCCGGAAACCGACGCCGAACTGAGGGGCGTCTCGCTCGTCCCGCATGAGATCGCTGGCTTCGTGACGGTGACCGACAAGCTGCTTCGCAACTGGCAGGCGTCGGCCGCCTTCCTGGAAAACCTCATGCGCGGCGGTGTTTCTGCGGCCGAGGATTATGCATTCCTTCGTGGCACTGGTGTCACGAAGCCGCTCGGTGCTTTGAATGCTCCGGTGCTCAAGACTGTCAACCGCCAGATCGCGAACCAGATCGTATACCTCGATCTTCTGAAGATGACGTCCATTCTGCTCATGCGCGGCGGTCAGCCTGTGTGGTCGGCGCCTCAGTCCGCGCTGATTTGGTTCGGCCAGTTGCAGGACCCGGAAGGGCATTACATCTGGAAACCCGATGCTCGCGACGGCTTTGCCGGAACGCTCATGGGGTATCCGCTGCGCTGGAACAACCGGGCACCGGCGCTTGGGAGCAAGGGCGACCTTCTCTTTGCCGATTGGTCGTACTACCTGATAAAGGACGGCTCCGGCCCGTTCGTGGCAGCTTCAGAGCACGTCAAGTTCACCTCGAACAAGACAGTCGTGAAGATTTTCTGGAACGTGGACGGCGCTCCCTGGATGAACGCGCCCTTCACGGAAGAGAACGGCTACGAGGTTTCGCCCTTCGTCGCTCTCGACGTCCCGGCCTGATAGGTCGTCGCGGGTCGGCTCTCGCCGGCCCGCTCCCCTTCGTTTCAACCCCTGACATGAAAGGAGATCGCCAATGCGCGACCTCGCCAATCATCTCACGTTCAAGCGCGCGATCAGTCCGCAGGCGGCGCGCACGGATAATACCGCAATCGTCTCGGAGATCATCGATCTCGCGGGCTACAATTCGATGTGCTTCGCCATCAACATCGGAGCCAATACCGACACAAATGCGACCTTTGCCACGTTGGTCGAGCATGGCGATGCGGCCAATCTGTCGGACGCCGATGATGTTCCGGATTTGCAGCTCACGGGCACCGAGGCGGATGCCGGGTTCACGGCGGCCTCTGACGACAACTCGACGCGTAAAATCGGCTATGTCGGTCCAAAGCGTTACGTCCGGCTGACGATCACGCCGACCGGCAACGATTCCGGCAACATCTTCGTCACTGCGATCGCCGTTCTGTCCGGCTCCCGCTACTGGCCTGCCCTGTGAAATTGAGCCCAGCCGACGCCCGGATCATCGAGAGCCGGGCGTTCTCTCCATCAGAAATCTGGAGCAAACCAATGAGCAGGGCTTTCACGGTGCTCGCCGAATGCATTGATCATCGCAGCGGCAAGCGTTTTGCGAAGGGCAGCATCTTCGATCCGGCCCCGACCGCCGAACAGGCGCAACGTCTGGTGAAAGCCGGTTGCCTGCCGGAAGAGGCACTCACTATCGGCAACACGGCAAAGGTTGCCGAGAAGAGACCGGGGAAGGGGCAGAAGGCCACCTCCGCCGATCGCGACGCGGAGGATTGACCGATGGTGGAAAATCCCCGCAATGGATCAGGAAAATGGGCTCCGGTAACCAAGGCCGATGCCGATCTGCCGGACGGTGTTTGCCGGGCGCTATTGGTTGGTACCGACGGCACTGCCAACCTTATGCAGCCTGACGGCACAATCCGTACCGATGTGCCACTGCAGGCCGGCTACAATCCCTTGTTTGTCCTTCAGGTCCGCACCGGCGGAACGGCGGACGACATTTGGGCGCTGTACTGATCATGTCCCTTCGGGTCATCACGCCGCCCGCACCGATCGTCGATACGACAGATCTCTTGATCGACGATTCGGACGGACTACGCGCGGTGTTGGTCATTGCCGCTGTGACAGAAATGATCGATGGCCCAACCGGATGGCTCGGCCGCGCGCTCGGACCGCAGACACTCGAATATTCCGGCTGGTTCGGTCATTGCCACATCCGGCTTCCGTGTCCGCCGATCATCAAGATCGTGGGCGTCTTTGCCGTCGACAAGGATGGCGTTGAAACCGAAATAGATGCCGGTGACTACCGGCTCGACGACGATTGTCTGATCATCGCGGATGGCACCGCGTGGGACCGGTGTGAGAAGCACCGTATCCGTTACAAGGCCGGCTATAACGGCATGTCCGGCGCCGCTGAAGGCGAACTACAGACCGGCGATGTACCTGCCAGAGCGCAGCAGGCCATCATCCTTGCCGCACAGCACATGATCAACACCGGCTCGGAAAATCTCTTCCTCAGCGTCGATGAGGTCGAAGGCATCGGGCGCAAACAATACGTCGTCTCCGACGCGGCGCGCGCCACGATCGAGGCGACGTGCGACCGCCTCCTCATGGGGCTGAGGGTATTTGCATGACGCCGGCGTCAGCCATTGCCTCGCTGGATAAGCAGCTCGCCGAACATGGTGAGGACTGCACCCTACGTCGCAAGGAAGGCTCCCCGCCCATCGAGAAGGACGTGACCGTTCGCGCCTCGGTGCGCGGCGTCCGCTCGAACGAGGTCGTCGGAGCGGTGACGCAGGCCTATTCCAAGGTCGTGATCTCGATGACGCAGATATTGGCGTCAAGCTGGCCGGCCGGGCACACGGTAACGCCCGGTGCCGTCGATCCGCGCCTTCCTCGCGCCAACGATTTCCTCGTGGTGAAGGGAAAGGTGAGGCAGATCATGTTCGCCGATCCGATCGCAATCGATGACACGGTGGTTCGCGTCAATCTGATGGTGGCTGGCTGATGGTGACCGTCCGCCCGGAATATTTCGAGCGCGAATTGAAAGTCGCGCTACAGGGTTCGTTCGAGGAAATGAACGCCGAGTTGGCGGCTTTCGCGAAGTCCGAGCTGCATCGCGTCATTTCCGAGGGGATCGCCAGCCCGATTTATGACCGCTACGTCAACGGCGTCATGGGCGCGCCAGAGGAAAGCGTCAGGATCCCGAACGGCATCCTCTACACCTTCTCGAACTGGCCGCTGGTCATCAATGCCGCGCTGGAGGAGCTTCGCAAGCGCGTCCCGCGCAAAACCGGCCGATATGCCTCTTCCTTCACGGTGCTGGTCAATGAGCGGCCGGTCACGGATTTCGGGACGATTCCGGCCAACGCGGAAGTCATCATCTTCAATCTGCAGCCCTATACCCGCAAAATGGAAAGTGGCGGCAACGGCACCGGCAAGAGGCACTTCGATCTTGCCGAACTGGCGGTCAACCGGCGCTTCGGCGATGCTTTCCGAGCGCAGGCGACATATCTCAACATGTCAGGCGGCGTGGTCCCTGGCGTCCCTTATATTCTGAAGGGCGAATATGCGCGTCTGCGCAGGGCCCGGCTCGCCAACCCGGCGAGGTTCAGCCGCAGCTTCCCGAAGCGGAAGGACATGGAACCGGGCCAGCCGATCACTTATCCCGCCATGATCATCAACGTGCTCTGATGTCCAGTCCGACAGCCTTCGACGCCTTCAAGGGCGTGCTCGACACCTATGCGGCCGGATCGGGCGCATTGCCAGTGCGCTATGAGAACGACTTCTGTCAGGACTTGCTCGACGCGAACACGCCGGCTTGGGTATACGTCGAGGTATACGGCGACAGTTATCGGCAGGATACGACGGGAGCGCCTGGCGCCAACGTCTGGGAAGAGACCGGAGTCACCTACGCGCATGTCCTGGTGCCAAGCGGGGAAGGGAGTTCCAGCGCCCGCATCTACGCCCGCACGTTGATGAACCTCTTCCGCGAAAAGCCGATCGACGGCCTGTTCATGCCGGAAATGTCCCTCGGCGCCGGCAATCCCGGCCGAGACTTCCCGAATTACTGGTCGCTCGCCCTGACCATCTACTGGACGCGCCGAGATATCACTTCGGCCACGTAACCGGCGCTGCCGGCCATTCCGAAAACTGAAGGAGACATGCCATGAGCTTCGCTGATGGTTCACAGGTACGTTTGGCCGATATCGCCGAGGCGACGATCGGCACCACGCCGGACACGCCCGGTTTTCAGGTCATGCGCTACCGCACGGCCAGCGTGCGCATCAACAAGCAGGTCGATATCTCCGACGAGGTTCGCGCAGACCGCAATGTCCCGGGCATCACCGATGTCGGCCGCGCCGTCAGCGGGTCGATCGACACGCGGTTCTCCTACGGAACCTATGACAGTTGGCTGGAGCGGCTGCTTTGTGCTGCCTTCTCCACCAATGTCCTGAAGAACGGCGTCACGCCGAAAACAGGTACGCTGGAATTCACCTACGAGCAGGGCGTGACGGACAGCTACATCCGATATCGCGGTTGCCGTTGGAATACGCTTGACCTCACTCTACGCTCGCGCCAGCCGGTGCAGGCGACCTGGGGCATCATGGGCATCGACAGCCCGACGCCGACGAGCGCGATCATCACCGGCGCGACCTATACGGCCGCCACGACGACCGAGGATTTCAACGCCGGTCTCAATGTCGCGAACCTGTCGATCGGCTCGACCTCGCTCGTGTCGTCTCCGAAGGTGCAGGCGCTCTCGTTCCGCATCAACAACAATATCTATCAGGTCGATGTCGTTGGACAGTACGCGCCCTACGGCCATGGCTTCGGGCGTTTCGAGGTTACTGGCACGATGACGGTGCTGTTCGAAAGCCTTGCCGCCTATTCGGCCGTTCTGAACCATGAGGACGTGGCGATCAGCTTCGACATGACTGACGCGGCCGGCAACAAGTACACCTTCGCCATCCCGAAGGTGAAGTTCACCGATGGCGGCCCCGCCGCTCCCGGCAATGGTCAGCCCGTCGTGCTGGAAGTTCCGTTCCAGGCGTTTTACGACGCGACCAGCAGCGCCAGCCTCAGCATCACGAAGACGGATGCCTCTTGATGGCGAAACGCACGACTGACGCCGCCGGGCCGCCGGAAGCCATTCTTCCGTTGATCGACTTCCGCGGCGATCCCTGGGCAACCGGTGACAAGAATGCCGTCTCGTTTCGGGCAGGCGTGGTCTCCTCGCCGGTGCCCGCTGAGTTCGCGCTGAAAATGCGTGACGAGGGAAAGGCGGCTGGCAAGCTACTCGCACCCGCTGCCGAACCTGCCGCCGACACGGCAGACGATCAGCCCGCAAAGGACTGAGTTCAGCGCTGAATGGCCGGGCGTGTCGGGCGCCCGGCCACCCTTTCCCGACAAGGATCAATCATGACCGTCAAACTGGAATCCCTGAAAGCCGATCTCGATCGCGAGGTCAAAGGTGACTGGATCGAGTTCCCGGACTGGCCCGGGGTCGCCTTCAACGTCTCCTCGCTGCTCATCCCGCAGTACGCGACGGCCCGCGATCTTCTGATGCAGCGCCTGTCGCGGCAGCATAAGGGCAAGCCGATCCCGCGCGAGATCGTCACGACGGAACTCGGGAAACTCTATGCCAAGCACATCCTGCATGGCTGGCGCGGCCTTGATGTCGAGTATTCAGGGGAGAAGGCAATGGAGACGCTCTCGGACCCGAAATTCCGGAACGTCGTCGCGGCGGTTGAGTATTGCGCCGGGCAGGTCTCGCAGGTCGATATCGAGTTCGTCGAGGACGAAGCAAAAAACTCCAAGCGGCCTTCCGCAGCCGCCTAGCGCGCGAAGGCCGATCCGCAGAAGTTCAGGATTGGCTCGACGAACTTGCCGCCTCTGAGCCTGATGTCGAATGGCTTCAGACGGCCGCCGGTCCGCACATCGAGTTCGATCCCCGTTCCTGGCATGAGCTCTACTGGGATGCCTGGGAAGCGCTTCGGTTCGATCGCTTCTATGGCGCAATGGGCGGCGAGGGTCCGATCTCCTACCAGGCGCTCAGTACATACGCACGCGACCACGGGATCCTCGGTTCCGAGTTCCGGGTCTTTCGTGCGTTCATGGGCGCGATGGACGCCGAATGGCTGAAATATCGAGCCGAACAGGACAAGGCGAAGGCAGATCAATCGAACTTCGGGTGAAGTTTGGTGTAGACTTCGCCGTTAGATAGGTAGCCGAGCAAAATGCAATTGTTGACCTTGCTGGAGAGATCGGAATTGACCCGATCGCCATAGAATTTCTGAAGGTCGACGATGCAGGAAATCCGGGCGGTCTCGAATTGACGTGCCTTCATAGCGTCACTCATCCAGCCCCACACATAGACCGCGCCGCCTGCGATGATCACAAGGCATGCGGCTGCCACCAGGCCCTTTAGCCAAGCATCCATTCTCGCCTCCTGCTGAAGCGCAGGGACGATAGCGTTCATCTGGAACAGCATCAACATGACCACTCAGCTTTCATCGCTGGCTGTGCGTCCGGACCTCGACCCGTCGAAGTTCGTCCAGGGCGCGCAGCAGCTCGACGCCGCAGCGGCGGCGGCCGGGAAGTCGGTTGCG